GTGCAGAAGGCGGCCAAGACGCTGGTCTACAGCAACCCGGACATGATGGTCGAGGAGAAGACCGACTCGGCCGCTCAGTTCAAGGCAATCGCCCCCGGCATCGAGCTGCCGAAGAACACCCTGGTGGTGTTCCGCCACAAGTTGACGTCCAGCCGGGAGGATCGGGACAATGACATCCTCCACTCCGACGGGATGGACGTCGATCCCAAGATGCTTCTACTTTGGCAGCACGTCCACACCATGCCGATCGGCAAGTACCTGGTCACTACCAGCCAGGACCAGAAGTCGCTGACTGTTGTGTCCGCAGTCGTCGACATGAACGAGACCAGCCACGACGCGGCCGTGATGATCGACAACGACATGGGCCGTTTCAGCCACGGGTTCCGCTCGATCGAGCACGAGAAGCGGAAGGACCACCGTGGCAAGGAGGTCGGGGGCTTCGAGATTTTCAAGGCCGAGATCATGGAGGAGTCGTTGGTCAGCGTGCCCGCCAACATCGACGCGGGGACCGAAGAGGTCCTGCTTTCGTTGGTCGAAGGTGGCAAGTTGACGTCGCCGATGATGAAAGAGGTGGGCCGTTCGCTGCGGGAGAAGCGACCGGTCAGCGTTCAGGGCTATTCGGTCCAGTTCCGGGAGAAGATCGGCGATTACGAACGGTCGATCAGGTGCACGTCGCTGGACGAGTTGAAGGCGGCTGCCGACGCTGGGTTGATCTCAACCAAGGAGAAGAACGATGAGGACAGACCAGAAGATCGAAGCGGAGAGGGAGAAGCAGAGGCAGGAGCCGACGCATCAAAAGAAGCCGATGCAGACGGCCGAAAAGCAAAAGACGAAGGACCGGCCGGTGACGAGGAAGGGGTGAAGTGTCCGAAGTGCGGCTCGACCAACGTCAAGGACGGCAAGTGTCAGGACTGCGGAGCGGTGATCCCCGGCGAGTCGGACATGGGCAAGGGCGGAGAGCCCGACGGCGAGAAGGCCATCCGTGGCAGCTACGAGCAGTTGGGCATCGACATTCTTGAGCTGGTCAAGGAAAAGATCAAGCCGAAGGATGCTGAGTACTTCTACGTGGTAGCCACGTTCCCAGATTCCATCGTCTTCGGAGTCGGTGCTGTAACCTCCCACAAGCAGTACAGAATCGCCTGGGCGAAGGACGCCGATGGTAAGATCGTTCTGGTCGGCGAGCCCAAGGAAGTCGAGGTCAGGGAAGTGGTCTCGACCGTCTACAAGGACGATGAGAAGTCCGCCAAGGCCAAGACGATCAAGTGCCCGAAGTGCGGTTACAAGGCCCCGATGAACTGGTGGTCGCCGGGCAAGGACGAGTACCTGTGCCCGAAGTGCAAAACCGACGTCGCCGATCAGTTCCCCAAGGACTGGATGAAGGAAGACGAGAAGCAGGCCGACCCCGACGGTGAGAAGAGGGGCCGCGTGCTCTCCGCCACCAACGAAAGCAAGCTGAAGGAGGCAGTCGAAGACCTCCGTGAAGCTCATGGCATGGAGCTGCCCCGTCAGGCCAAGGCCCTGATCAAGATCGCCCACGACAACCTCCGCGAGGTGTTGATGCAGTTGGGCGAGCCCAAGCAGGCCGAGACGGGGGTCAAGGCGATGACCGCTCAGGAGGCGTCCGTTGCGTTCCTCGCAGCAGCTGGCCCCGACGACATCAAGCACCTGGCTGGAATCCTCCAGGTTCAGTTGGAGGTGGAGGCCCGGAAGCAGCAGACCAAGGAATACACCCGGCTGACTGGCAGCCGGAAACGACTCGCTGTTGAGTAGTTCAGCAGCGGTCTTGAAAGAGCACCGCTTGTAACAGGAGCAATCAAAATGAACAAGCAGCTCAAGCAATGGCTCATCGACAACTGCGACGTCCAGAAGGACGCCAGTGACGATGAGTTCAAGAAGGCCGTTGCCGAGGCACTCGTGAACGGCAAACTGTCCCGTGAGAAGTACTTCGACCTGACCGAGGACGAAGAGGACGAAGAGGCTTCCGACTTCGCCAAGCGGTTCGACCGCCTGGCCACCGGAATCGAAGCCGTCGTCAAGCATCTGGAGACCCAATCGGTGAAGACCGGGAAGGCTACCAAGGATGACGAAGAGGATGAGGACGAAGAGGACGAGAAGTCCAAGAGTCCCCCGAAGCAGAAGGCCCAGCCCAGCCGCCTGGCCAAGATGCTCGGCAGCATGCGGTCCAGCTTCGGTGATGACGGCGAGAAGGCCGTCGACATCCGGGTCAAGGAAGCGGTCGAGCAGTACGACGACACCAAGTCGACGCTGACCTATCCGCTCCACACCAAGGACGGGCACCCGCACCCGCTGGCCGGCCGTCCGGTCGAGGACTGCGGGCGTGCGATCCAGAAGGGTAGCGACCGGGACATGGCCCTGGCCGGTGCCTAGGCGAAGTACCAGATCTTCTCCGTCACCCCGAAGTTCGCCGGCAACGCCCAGATGGCGTTCGAGCGGTTGACCGACCATGAGAAGTCCCTCCTCTGCCACCTGGCCGAGAAGAGTGATTGGGACGACTCGAAGGAAGGCCGCAGCCGGACGACCAAGGGCTACCGCTCCGACAACGGCAGCGGGATCAAGGCCCTGATCGACGACGTCACCAGCGGCGGCCTGGAAGCAGCCCCGATCGTTTTCGACGACCGGGTGATCGAGGCTCCGTTGCTCTACGGTGAGCTGTTCCCGCAGGTCACGACGATTCCGCTGGATCGGGGTCGCCGGATCGAGGGCATCTCGACCGGAACGGTCACCGGGGGTTGGGGTGGGGTCGACGACTCGGCTGTCAGCCTGTTCAACACGGCCAGCTACGTGTCGGCCTTCGACACCACGATCTACCGCTGGGAGGGTGCCGTCCGGATCGGCCTGGACTTCCTGTCCGACACGCCGATCGACTTCGGTGCCCATATCACCCGCCAGTACGGCGAGCGGTTGCTTGAGGACTTGGACGATGTGATCGCCGTCGGGAACGGGACGACCCAACCCGAGGGCATCATCAACAAGTCCGGGACCACGTCGGTCGCCTTCGGTGCTGCGACCAGCATCGGCAACTACGAGTCGCTGCGGTTCGGCGTTCACAAGCGGGAGCACAAGCCAGAGGTCAAGGCCTCGGCCGTCTTCTGCGGAACCGAGACCAGCTACCAGCGGGTCAAGGCCCTGAACGTCGGCACGGCGGACGCCCGCCGATTGTTCGCCGGAGGTTCGACCAACGTCGGCACCTACGACGACTACAGCCTGATGGGCCGGCCGTACAAGATCAACGAGAGCCTGAGCAACGCTCAGATCTTCTACGCGATCCTGGGCCGCTACCGGATGTACCGCCGCAAGGGCCTGGCCATCCGGACCTCGACCGAGGGCGACACCCTCATCCGGGCGAACGAGATGTTGATCGTCGCCATGGCCCGCTACGGCGGGCAGTTGGAGCGTGGGGCTTGTGCCGCGATCACGACCACGGCACCCGCCTAAGCAGTTCCCGTTGCAACGTCCCCGGAGGGTTTTGTTCTTCGGCCCTCCGGGGGCGTATTTCTGACTCGATAGAAGAACACCCTACATAAAATCGAAGAACAAGGAGAAGAACAATGCCGGAACCCAAGACCCAGATGATCGTGCCACCCTTCACCGTTGAAGCCGACCACCCCCGCAATAGCGACCTGCTGCTGCAGAGCATTGTCAACTGCCGCCTGCGGTCGGCGATCTCGGCCAGCAAGGGAACGATCGTCAACAAGCAGGACCCGGACAACTCGCCGGTCACACCCGAGGGGCAGTCTGCCTTCCTCGGGGCGATTCCGCCAGTGCCGGGGATGCAGATTCAGGTCGACCCGGCCAACCTGACCTACAAGATCGTCGACCCGATCCACGGCAACGAGGAGTTCTGCCGCAAGCTGCGGACGGCCCTGAAGAACAAGGGAATGGTGGTTGGCGAGAAGATCGACGGCGTCAAGCCCCAGGAGGGTATGCTGGACGTCCACCGGATGAAGACCCTGTGCCGCGAGCTGATCTGGCTGATGGACGCCGGAGAGGCCAAGCTGGTCAAGGGTCCGAAGCCGGACAAGGAGGACGTCGACGAGCTGCCCGGCCGCTACCTGCTCAACCCGGGAAGCCGGGTGCCCAACAGCCAGCCGGTGTTCGAGGACCAGTACGAGGACTATGTCAACAACTTGCAGAAGGTCGGAGGTTAGAGTTGGCCAGACCGTCACTCGCTGTAACACGAGCCAGAAAGAGACGGAGTGCAACTGCTGCAGGCAGGAGTGCTCGGTTCGAGTGGTTCCTCGATGAAGTGGCCGACAAGGTTCGACTGACTCTCAAGCAGCGGGTGACGATGGCCACCGAACATGTCAAGAGCAAGGTGGTCAAGAACATCAGCCGCCCTGTGACCAAGACCGTCGGGCCAAGAGGTGGTATAGTGGTGACGAACCGGTCGAAGCCCGGCGAGTTTCCCAAGGCCGACACGACGATGCTGATGAAGACGATCTTCAGCAATGTCGAGGTAGTCAACAAGTACGTAGTCGACGGGTTCATTGGAACGCCGCTCGACTACGGGGTGATTCTGGAGACCAGGATGAACAGGTCCTTCCTCCTTAGGACTCTGAGGGAGGAGGAGGGGGCAATCATCCGCTTCATCAATGGGCCGATCAAATGACCGTGGCAGCAGCAGACCTTCAGAAGGCGATCTTGGTGGCTTGGAACACCAGTTCCCTGCCTGCCACCTTCACCGCCTTAGGGGCTGGTTCCGTCATGCTGCACGACCAAGAGGCCCCACCCGGAGCGAGCTACCCTTACGTGGTGATGGAGGAGTTGGCCGGAGCTTCGGTGACGATGAGGATGTCCGGAGGCAGTACGTCTCAGCGGATCGTCCGGGACGTTCCGGTCACGCTACATGTGTATGCAGCCATCGTTGATGAGGACAGCCGGTCGGCCAAGCAGATCGCCGCCCACCTGGCCGAGGAAATCCTCAAGGTGTTCGGCGGGCATCCGACCATCCGACCGACCGCCGAGTTGAGCCTGGACAACGGCAATCACCTGATCACCCGCTACCTGAACGACTATGGGATCAGGACGGGTGACGACGAGTACGAGTGGAAGATCGATTACGAATTCCGGCTCGATGTGCCGGTGATGAACTAGGAGAAACGAGCCATGGGAACGCGAAGCCTGAGCAATCCGAAGATCAAGGTGGAGATGTCCGCCACGCTCCGCAACACGTTGACCGACGGGCAGGTGGCCAGCGTCAGCAGCCCGAGCCTGTCCTACAGCAAGACTCTGACCGACGGCTTCGGGGCGTCCCAGGCCAACCGGGGCTGGATGAGTAAGAGCCGGACCATCGCGTCAGGTGCTCAGGAGACGATCAGCATCAGCAACATGGCCGGGCTGGACATCGGAGCGGGTGAGGGTAACGACGCCCTCGGCCAGGCGATGGACCTGGAGGAGGTCGTCGCCGTCTGCATTGTCAACGAGAACGCCGTCGGAACGGCCGGGCAGTTGGAGATCGTGCCGGCCAGCTCCGAGGGTTGGACCGCGATTGGCTCCCACACGTCCGACAACGGTGGAGCACTACGGGGCCAGGGCATGCTGTTCAAGACTCAGTTGGACGAGGCCGGGTTCGACGTCGATCCGACCAACAACCACCGGATCACACTCCGGGCGGTCGGAGGGGCGATCACCTATTCGATCTATGTGCTGGGCCGGAACGATGACGAGACCTCCAGCAGCTCCTCGTCCAGTTCGACCAGCTCGGCTTCGAGCAGCAGCATGTCGACCTCCAGCATCTCGGCCAGTTCGTCCAGCATCTCAACCAGTAGTGCTTCGACCTCCAGTAATTCGTCCAGTGCCAGCAGTTCGTCTAGCGGAAGCAGCAGTTCGTCTTCCGAGTCGAGCAGCAGCCTCTCTAGTTAGGAGCTATTTCGATGACCAGTGTCAATACACTCACCGGACGCAACGGGAAGTTTCAGGTCGGCGACTCCTTGGTCGCCAGAACCACTCAGTGGAGCGTGGCCCGGTCGCTCGCCAACACGAGCGAATGGGGCGATTCGGATTCCGGTGGATATACCAACCGGGCTCCGGGCCGGCGGGATTGTACGTTCGACTCCGAGGGCAAGTACGACACCGAGGACGAGGTTTGGGATCTGTTCCAACCCGAGGACTATGCCGACGCAACCCTCTGGTTGAACAACACCAGCCTGTACTGGCAGTTCCCGCGAGCCCTCTGCATGGA